GATGACACCTTGGACGAGTACAGGGATTTATTAGATGAAAAACATTATGTAGTAGGACCAAATCAATCCACTTGCTTCAGTTGGAACCTCATGTGCGAAAAATCCAAACACGACGTAGTTATGCTCATGGGTGATGATGTCCAGATACAAACACCCAACTGGGATCAACTCATAGTCAATGAAATTAATAAATTTAGTGATAAAATTCTAATGGTTGTACCAAGTGATGGTAGAGTAAAGGGTAACAAGACTTTGTCAAGCCATCCAAAAATGTGGGGTGATACTTCTTTGCCTGCGGCACATTTTGCGGTTCACAAAAATTGGACTAACACTTTGGGGTATCTTGCTCCTGTGTATTTTTGGCACTGGCATGTGGATTCATATACACAAAAAGTCGCCCGCAAATTGAATAGGTGTCTTTATCTTCCAACAGTAGAATTCAAGGCAAAAAAAATACTTGACGATAATGCAGGCAAACAGATAAGGAAAAATTTTAACATTGCTCAAAGGGATGAATATGTCTGGAAAAAAGTCAGAGGTAGAATTCTAGATAATGATGTAATAATTCTAAGAAAGTTTATTAATTCTTTTCAAAATACTTGACCAAGTGTCAGTAGATAGATCTATTTGTATGAAAGGATGTCTTATGTATTTTCTTTTCGTCATTACAAATTTTATATCCTTTGAATCAGTTATCAAAAAGGTGTTAGGGTAGTACGGTAACTGTTTACCTGCTAAATCTATGTATGATGCTGTGGTATCCGATCTCTCTTTAAAAAACCATAAACAGATAATTTCTTTTTTGACGTTGATGTTGTCTAAATCTTCTTGAAATTCAAAACCAATTTTGTATTTTCTATCAAACTCTTCCCATACAGCATGATCGAGATTATATTGGTTTTCATAGAGCTTGTCATATTCTTTTAGATCAAACAATGATTGTGTGTAGATATGATTTACCGGGTTGGCAAAAAAATGACAAGGTCTGAGTGATCCCCAATTCATTAGGCACTAAAGAGATTTATTAATTCTTTTTTCCAATCGTCTGCATACTCACAATCTCTATAACCATCGAACCACGGTCCACCTTCTGTGTAATGAAGTATTTTTGGTCTCCCGTCATCTGGTTCTGTGTACCAACCAACTAGCCAATTGTATTCCAAAGGCAAAGAACCTATCTCGTCATCTTGTAGCCAACTAAATCTGTGCAGGAACGTTGGCGTTTCTTCGTTTAATAATTCAGGTGTTAAAATTTTGTTCTTGGGGTGGGCACAGTTCCACAACACCATGCTTGACCAGTTCTTCCTGGGATATGCTGTCTGTACCTGTCCATCCATTTTGATGGATCCTTCCTCGGGTGTGTAATTGTGTTGCACACATACCACGGCCTTGGAATCATCAAAGTACTGTTCCAGTTCCTTTGCAGGGATCTTCCACAGGAAATCGCAGTCACAGAACACTGCCCATCCCTTGTAGTCGTTCAGGTATGGCACGAAGAATCTTGTGAATGTGAATTCTGTTGTCGCTAACTTGTCAATGTCCCGGGTGTAGATGCCTTGCTCTCGCATCTCATTTTGTTTCAGCGGATGTACCTCCGCATAAGGATCTCTACGTTTGATACTATGTTCACAAACTTGGTATGCGATGTCTTCCCTGCTATCGTGACCTACGTATATTTTCATTTCTTACCTGATAGTATTTCGTGTATCTGTTTCCAATTACTTACACGTATTACCCCAGGATGATCAAAGTCTCGGTTATATGGATGGTCAATTAATATGGGCTTTAAACCGTATTTGAGCCCGGCTACAGCGTTGTTTGGCTTGTCCTCGACCCAATACAGTCCGGTATTGTGAAACTCGGCTAATGCTGAATCTTTGTCCGCTCCTGTACCTAAGATATGGTAATTTGTAAAAACATGATCACCAAAAAGTTCTCCCAGTCTCCGTTTACGCAACTGCTGTGCTGGTATGTCCGATGTCTGTGACGTAATAGGTATAAAAGTCCACCCTTCCGCGGCCAATAGTTTTACCCATGTCTGTGATTCTAACATTGGTCTCTGCGTGGCCATCCATGCACTACGGTTAAACTCCCTAATGTGTTTCCTGATTTCGTCTTTAGTGACTCCAAAACGTTCTGCCATCTCGTAGGTATTTTCCTTGTCTGGAAGTAACCTATGTGGATGATATCTCGCACCTCTTTCATCAAACATTGTTCTTTGTAGCATCCATTTGGTGAAGTGATGTTCCCACTCGAGGAGAACTCCGTCAACGTCTGTTAGAATAATTCTACTTGATGTCTGCATCTTCCATGCCTGCGACTCTCAGTTTCACAATGTTTGTGATCTGCCATTGTTTCTGATCTAGTCCTTTGGTGATGCCTAGCCATTGATTTCTTATTAGTGCAAAGTCATTGATTATCTTGTCCATGTCTACAACATCGTCCTCACCGTCTACATACTTTTCGGCATCTCTGCTTGACAGCGCCCTGTCGTAGTTTTCTAGATATTTTCTGAAAGTTTTGGATCTCAGTCTACGTAATTCTATGTTTAAATATTCTAAGATGGCTTCCAACTGTTGTAGTTGTCCAAATCTTTCTTCTACTATTCCTGGAAGTGACGCACTGGCCCTTTCAAGATTGCCATAGATCTTGCATTGTTTCTTGGCTTCGATTAGTTCCTTGTCAAAGTACGCTATGCAATCTGGTATTTTACTAATATTTCTACTTACTTCGTTGTACCAATTAATCATTTTCTCCGTATCCGTCGAACTCTTCATCGTCGTCTTCAAACACAGTGTTGATTGCTTCTTCTAATCTTGGATCATATTCCGCACTCGCTTTAATCTCATCGTGTTCAACGCCAATATCCTCAAGACTTTTTATGAAGTCTATTGCCATATCTGCCCTTTGTCTTTCTGGAACATAATGGACTACGGAATCCCATAGTCTTTCAATATCTTCGTGTGTAAAGTTTATCATTTCTCTTTTGTTTCCTCTTCAATTTGATCTTTTGATGTAGCGGCACTTTCTTCTTTCCAGTTTGCCATTATCATATCTAATTTATCACCAGTCCATGCTTTTCTAAAGTCTATGTGTTCTTTTCCCTGTGGATCAACGTATTTTAATCTGTTTCCTGTTTGCACAAGTATGCCTTTCTTTTCAAATAGATCAACCAAACCACTGTATGGATCCATACCTGTATCGTACGGGATTTTAACTTGCACTCCTTCAAAAGGTTTACTATATCTTGTTTTCATAACTTTACAAGCCGCTCTGATACCTCTTACTTCTGATATCTTGTTACCTTTTTCGTCTTCTTTTAATTTTAACTTCTTCATAGCAATTACTATGGAACTTGCATAGATAAAGCCCTGTCCGCCTGAAATCTTATCATCTGGATCAAACATGTCCTGTGATGCATATGTGTGATTGGTTGCGATTAATCCCACATTCCAACTTCCAAACATGTTAACACAGTTCCTTACTAGGGCCGTAAGTGCTTTTGGTTTTCTACCTAGATCACCTTTCATGTCTCCTGCTTCAAATTGGTTGACGTCTGTTGGTGTCAACATCATGCCTAAACTGTCTATGACGAATAAAACCTTAGGTGCATTTTCTTTATTGTCGGCATGTTGTTCCTTGTAGCCTTTCATAAATTCGGATATGGTTTTGGCCACGTCATCTACCATTGACATACTTAATTTTAAAAGTTTTTCTTCAGACGTGTCAACACCTAGTGCCTGTAACCATGTTTCGTCAAGTGCGTTCTCTGTGTCTATCAAGATAACAAATATTCCTTGTGCCTGTGCATTCTTAATAATGTTACCTGATGCTATGTATGATTTACCCGCACCAGACTCACCGGCAAGCACTGTGACTTTGCCTAAGGGAATACCTTTATTGAAATCACTAGTCATCAAATAATTAAGTGCATAATTTCCTGTCGAGATCCAGTCCGTCGGATCGCTGAATCCTATACCTAATCCTTGTATAGATTTTGTTATACTTTTTCTAAATTTTGTTGCATCAAATACTTTTGTCATTTTTTTGGTTCCTTTCTAATATTATATTAAGTTTGCTGTCTTTTGTCAAATGTCGTTTTTGATAATCTACTATTTTTCCAATTGGTAATAATCCTATACCGTGCGATTTATCATTCCAATCTATTTTGTTTTCCTTGCACCAATCAATAAAAGAATCATTGAAAATATTTTTTTTGTTTTCAAATGATACTATGATATCTGCACCTATGTAATGATTATTTTTTGCGTGTCCGTAATGAACAGGTAATTTATCCTCCCATAAAGCCTGATAATTTTTTCCTAATTCGTTGTATGACAAATACACTTCATGTTTTTTTTTCTCGAATGTTATTAGATTATATTCGTCGTTTGTAAGTTTTATTCTAGGTGTAACATTTCTCTTTTTGGTCCATTGAATATTAAGTTCTGATAAATTTTCTACAGTCGGTTTGTTGTGTTCTAGAGAATGTACCGCATAATTTAAATCTCGTATACTCTCTTTGACTTCCATTGGTGCTATACTCATTAGTTTGGTTGGGTTATCATGTGTGCCTGATAATTTTTCAAACTTCATGTGCAATTCGTTGTATATGTCTTGTTTTGTCCAATCTACTTGCTCTGGTATCTTAATATAATCTGTGCCTAAATAAGTGTTAATTTTTTCTATAGCATTAAGCAAGATCTGTCTGATGTCGTCTTTTTTTCTAAGTTCGAAAAAGGTTCTGTAATAATCTATATCATTTCCGTCGCCGACATATATAGATTCGATTAGGTGCTTCCATTTGTCCGCGACAGAATTATTGTAAAGTGCTATACGAAATGAAGGTTGTCCGTCTACTTCGTATAGCATTTTGTCAGATTATTTTGCTTGTCTTGATCTAATCAACTTCAAGATGTCTTCTGCCCTCTTGGCACTATCACCTGCCGGAGCCGCAGTTGCCGTAGCCGTTTCCGGTTGTGGTGCCGGCGCAGTTGCAGTTACCGGAGTTGTCTCAACCACCGGTTCTGCTGGTGCCGATGCTGTTGGTACCGTTACCTGTGGTGCGTTATAAGACACTCCCGCTGGTCTAAAGTACTGTCCGTACTGTTCGAGATCATAAGCCTCACCTTCGACAGATTTCTCAAATAATTCTTTGATTATTTTCACTTCTGCCTCAGTTGGCTCTTTTGGTCTGAAGTCACCTAGGTTGTGTAACCCGTGTGTGTCGATCGCGGCTCTCTCCGCCTCGTCCAACGGTCTTTCCCTTCTTGACCATTTTGATGTTGAGTAGTCAGCGTAACCACCTTTTGTGGTCTTGGTGATCCTGAAGTCCACACCCTTCAAGTAATCAGTTGGCATTTCTTCCATCTCTGGATCCATAAGTGCCCCTCTGATAATGTTGAAGATTTGAGGTCCAATGATGAATCTTCTGATTGG